ATCAATCAGTATTTAAAACTAGACTTAGAGAAGATTCACAAGCTGCAGGTAAATGGGAAACACAACAAGGCGGTGAATATTATGCAGCTGGCGTTGGTTCCGCGATTACAGGTCGTGGCGCAGATCTTCTCATTATCGATGACCCGCATACAGAACAAGATGCTATGAACAGAGATGCTATGGAGAGAACCTTTGAATGGTATACATCAGGTCCTCGTCAACGTCTTCAGCCAGGCGGATCTATTATTCTTGTCATGACAAGATGGAATACAAAAGATCTTACAGGTATGCTGTTAGGCGCGCAGCGAGAAGCTAAAGCTGATCAATGGGAGATTATAGAGTTTCCTGCCATCATGCCATCAGGTCAACCCCTATGGCCAGAGTATTGGAAGTTAGAAGAACTAGAGGCAGTCAAAGCATCAACGGGTGTACAGAAATGGAATGCTCAGTATATGCAGAACCCAACATCAGAAGAAGGAGCTATTATCAAACGAGAGTGGTGGATGAACTGGGAAGAAGATTTTATACCTGCACTAAAGCATGTCATACAATCTTATGATACAGCGTTTGGTAAGAAACAAACTTCAGATTATTCTGCAATCACAACATGGGGTGTGTTTTATTTAAATGATGATGCACCTGCTAGTTTGATATTATTAGATGCTAAGAAAGGCAGATACGACTTTCCAGAGTTAAAACAAGTTGCCTATGAACAATGGAAGTATTGGGATCCTGATACAGTTATCATTGAGGCCAAAGCATCAGGTCAGCCTCTTACAGATGAGTTACGGAAGATGGGTATACCTGTCGTTAATTTTACACCGAGCAAAGGAAACGACAAGCATACACGAGTAAATTCGGTTGCACCTTTATTTGAAAGTGGTATGATATATGCTCCGAACCAGGAATTTGCTGAAGAAGTCATCGAGGAGTGTGCGGCTTTTCCGTTTGGTGATCATGACGATTTGGTTGACTCGACAACCCAAGCCATCATGCGTTTTAGACAGGGTGGTTTTATATTACATCCTGACGACGAAAAAGATGAGGCACAACCTCAAAGGAAAAGGAATTATTACTGATGGAATTATTAAAATTACTAAAAGCAATGTTTGGCCAAAACTACCTAAACAGAACCATAGGTAAAGGCACTAACGTATCTAAACCCATCAAACTAGATAAGAATAGTCCTTTTAAATTATATTCAGACTCAGCTTTTGATAATCCTGAAGTTTTAAAATTTATAGAAAAGAAACTAGCAGAGTATGGTCCTTACGCTCTATCTAATAAGAATATGTCAGAGATAAAAAACTTTGAGATGAACTTAAGAAGAGCTTTAAATAAGAAACAAAACAAAGAGAGCAGAATAAAACAAGCAGTCGAGTCTATGTTTGGACCACTTGGAAAATCAGACAAGCCTACACCAAAACCTGAAGCAGAGGTTATTGATATTAAAACACAAGAGAAAGTTAAGCCAGAAGGGATCATGACTTTGAAAAAAGAACTTGGTTTACCTGAAGGTGTTGAGCCAGGAAGTTTAGCAGACAGAGCTATCAAAGACTCTGCTCAATACAAAATGGATCAGCAAGGTGTAAAATCTTTATTGGATGAAGACTATGTACCACCAAAGACAACTACACTAGATGAAGATGAAATTGCAGACATAGGCGCAAGAGGTTACAGTGCTGTGCAAGAAGGAAAACGAAGAGCTGTTATAAGACAGATATTATTAAAAGATACACGAATTGATTTACCAGAAGATGTTAGAAAAAGTTTAAAAAATTACGATGATCTAAGAGGCGGCGGTGATCAAAGCATGGATCCGTTAAAAGTTTTTGAAAATTATTACGAAAGAGACAATGAAGTGTTAGGCACACTAGATGGTATTATTGATACAGCTCAAAACGAATTTAAAGCAGCAGATGAATTTTTAGCTGGTGAAGATAATTTTAAAGTTAAGAAACCTGTTGTTAGAGAATCTCTAGACGACGAAGCAGTTGAGATGGAAGAGACAAAAGATCTTGGCGAAAAGTTAGAAGATTTACCAGATGACATTGACCCAGATGCTTTAGCTGAAGGTGGTAGACCTGGTTTTGCAGGTGGAGGAATAAAATTTCTTAAAGAAATGATTAATAAAAAATTTGGTAAAGATACCATGAAGACTGCAGATGAAGTTAAAATCACAGATGAAATGTTATTTGAAAAAGACAAAAAAAGACTCTTGGCAGAGTTACAAGATTACAAAGATATCGCTCCTAAGTTTTATCAAAGAATGGAACTTAAAATAAAATACCCTGGTATTTCTGATGAGCTGATTGCAAAGATTATGGCTGATGACGATCCACAAAGAGTTGCAGAAGTTATGGCAACTATGGATGAAGCTTTTAAAATGATGGACAAAGGCATGAGCACTGATGAAATTTTAAAAACTTTTAAAACTACACCAAGAACTAAAAATGCAGGCGGCGGTCTAAATTATTTAATGGGGTTATAACATGGCCTCAGAACTTCTTAAAAACAGAGCACTCATACAAAAATTAAAAGAGCCAGAGGTTCCTGTTGTTAAATTTAATTTAGGAGATACAGGCTTTGAAGAGTTAATTACATTACCAGAACCCAAGCCACAAGAACTTTTAGATATCCAGGAAGACGTTAGAATACAAAGACAACAAGATACAATGGACAAAGCTCGTCCATTCTTGATGGATGAGTCTGTAGATTTTATTGAGAGAGAAAATTTTGCAATTAAAGGATTAACAGATCAACAACTATTAGATTTAGGTTTTAGTAAGATTAATCTTGAACCAGCAAAAAGAAGTTATCAAAAACTAGCAGAAATTTTTCAACAAGCAGATATTGATGATGAGCTAGAGTATTTATTAGAAAAAAGTAAAAATTATCCTAAAGGTAAAATAGAAAGCACTTTAAGAAACGTTCTTCAAAAATTACCTGAAGATGAAAAAGGACTAAAGTATATTGCTAGTCTTCTAGGTGAGGACGTAGAATTTGTTCTCGATATGATCGATGACAAAAAAATATTAGCAGCGACAGGTCGAGATGAAAAAAGGCTAGCTAAACAACTTGAAAAAAGTGAAAGATTAAGAAAAGAATTTGGTCAAGTAGAAAAATGGATGTTAAAAAATGCATCTAAATACTCTGATCCAGAAAAATTTAAAAAAGCAACTGTAAATAGATTTGGCAAAAAGAACGCTGCTATAAAAGCTATGACATCAGGTGGAGGTAATTTTTTTAGCACTGAGTTTAATAATAATATTTTAGGATACAAAGGAACATCAGATTTTGCAAAAATTAATAAAAGTATAGGAGATAATATATTTAGAACAACTATTTATAATTTTAATCCAAACGTAAGAAAAGCAATTACGAATGAATTTAAATCTATTTTATCTGGAGGTCCGGCTCAAGTAAAAGCAGAGGCTAGAGATAGAATAAAAAAGAGTAAACTTTTTAAACAGTTTGGTTTAACAGAAAAAATTCATGGACCCATATCTAGATTAATTTACAAAGAGGTTGGAGAAGAGCTTTATAAAAACTTATCAGCATTTAGAAACCCTAGAGTAGGAACTATAAACTTAATACAATATTTAGAAGGTGTGGTTGACCCTAAATATAAAAGCCAGTTTAAAGAAGCTCGTATTGCCATGGAAGCTGCGGGTAAGAATCAGTTTAAAAAAGCTAAAGAAAAATTAGGAAGAACAGATAAAATTATGTTTGATCATAAAATACCGTCGTCCTTTATTGACGCTGGTTATGCTGATCCAATAGAATACATAAAAGTAACACCAGCTACAGAAAATTTTAACGTTAAAATTAAAAATAAACAATACGATGTTCCTGTAATGAAACTTCTTAATAAGTTTGAAAAAGCTACAACTCCAGAAGCAAAGCAAGTTATTTACAATACAATTTTAGAAAAGCATAATAACTTTAGTAAAAAGTATGGTGGATATTTAGATAATGTAAAACCCAAACTTGCAGATGGTAAAATACAATTTAGTAGCTCTGCTGCACCTATTACTAAAAAAACAAAATTTGTAGAAGAGTTTGTTAAAGCAGGTCTTCAAACAGGACAATTATCTCAAGCAGAAGCTAATAAATTATTAGGTCAGAAAAAATTAACTGCTTTTGAAGAACTTAAATCAAGAGCAGGCGCGGGATTTGACCCGATCCTCGCAACTAAAGCAGGGTATCAAGAATTTTTAAAACCTGCAGCAAGCATTGCTAAAAGAGGAGCTTTGACTGGATTAGATTTTGCATTGTCAGCAGGAGCAGGACCGATAGGTTTAGGTGTTGGAGCTTTGATTGAAACAGGTCAAGCGATGCCAGAACTTACAAGAGGTAATCTTAAAGAGGCAGGCAGAAGAACAATTATAGGAAGCTTGCTTCCTGAATCTCTTGTCGGCTCTATGAGAGGTGATTTACTACAATTAGCAAATACACCAGAAGAAAAAATTGCAATGCAAAATTTTATTGATTTTGAAAAAGATAGAGAAAAATATGAGTCTAGAGTTAAAAATTTAAGATACTTAGAAGAGAATCCGTTTGAAGCAGAAGGCATAGATTTAAGTATATTACAAAACAAAGTGCTTGAACAAAAAGCTGATCTAGAAGAAAGAGCGCCTAAAGTTTTTTTTAAAGAGTTTGCACAAGAAATACTTCCAACTTTAGTACGAAGATTAGATGCGCAGAATGTTGAAAACTTAGAGGGTGTTTTAGGTTCAATTGTTGGAAGAAGAGAAATAGATGACAGAGATGATATTCTACAAGACATAGGTGCACAAGTAGTAAAAGGAGAAGAACCTTTTTATGGACAAGCTCCTGTTCAAGTATCTCCAGAAGAATTAGATGAGATATATGAAAGTGGAATTATGGCCATGGCAAACGGAGGACGAATAGGTTTGGCCGACGGACCCGATGACCCAAGCAAAAGAACTTTTATGAAAATCATGGCTGGAATTGCATCATTACCTATTTTAGGTAAATTTTTTAAAAGTGCTAACGTAGCTAAAAAAGTTGTTCCTTTAACAAACACAACAACAACCATGCCTGAGTGGTTTCCTCAGTTTGTAGAAAAAGCTTTAGCAAAAGGAGTACAAACAAAAGTTGATGCAGATCTTATGGAGGTAAAAATACCAGAATTACCAGATGTTAAAATGGAAGTTAGAACTGATGGTAAAGTTTTTGTTGAAGGTAAAAACGCTTATAATGAACCTTATCAAATAGAGTATGAACCACCAGGATATGAAGTTTTAGATTACGAAACAGGTAAAACTGTTAAAACTAAAGGAGATTTTACAGCGTCAGATACCGAGTATAGAATGGTCGGAGAGGATGATTATGATGTAGACGGAGTCGTCTTAAATGACGTAGATGAGGTATTAGGTGGTTCGGCTACAAAATTAGAGGGCTTTGCTAAAGGGACTGGTGAAGAAAAATATACTATAGGCCAAAAAAGAATAGACGAAGCAGAGGCATTAGGTGAAAGGGCTGATGAAAATATCCCATATAAAGATATGGATCCAACAGATTTTGCTGATGAGTAAACTAACTAAAACTATACCCCCTAAATCAGGTCCTCAGTCTGAGGGCTTGCTTATTAATTACAATACTGTTAAACCTGTAAAATTGGAGAAAATAAATGGCAGACATAGACAAATCTCTTCCAAACGTAGAGCAAGAGATAAAAATACCGTCACCTGAAGAAATAGAAGTTGCTCAACAAGAAGAGCAAGAAAAAATTACTGAAGAGGGTGGACCAGTAGAAGTTACAGAAAACGAAGATGGATCTGTAGATGTAAACTATGATCCGTCAATAGGATCTGTTGAAGGTGGACAAAACCACTACGATAATTTAGCAGAACATTTACCTGATGATGTATTAGGAAGATTAGGAACATCATTATACCAAAATTATCAAGACTATAAAAATTCTAGAAAAGATTGGGAGAGAGGTTACAGAGAAGGTTTAGATTTATTAGGTTTTAAATACGATAACAGAACAGAACCCTTTCAAGGTGCATCAGGTGCAACTCACCCAGTATTAGCTGAAGCTGTTACACAGTTTCAAGCGTTGGCTTACAAAGAATTATTACCAGCCAACGGTCCAGTTAGAACACAAATTTTAGGTGTACCAACACCAGAAAAAGAACAACAATCACAAAGAGTAAAAGATTTCATGAACTATCAAATCATGGAAAAAATGAAAGACTATGAACCAGATTTTGATTCTATGTTATTTCATTTACCTTTAGCAGGATCTGCTTTTAAAAAGGTATACTACGACGAAGCAAGTTCAATGGCTTGCTCTAAATTTGTTCCCGCAGATGATTTGATTGTGCCGTACACAGCTACCTCATTAGATGATGCGGAGTCAATCATTCATCGGGTTCAAATATCTGAAAATGAATTAAGAAAACAACAAGTGGGTGGTTTCTATAGAGATGTAGATTTAAAACCAGGACCTGTAAATGAAACAGAGGTTGAAAGAAAAGAACGAGAGCTTGAAGGTGCAAGCAAAGGCAGAGACGAAGATGTATTTAATTTATTAGAGTGCCATGTAAATTTAGACTTAGAGGGTTTTGAAGACATAGGCCAAGATGGTGAACCAACAGGAATTAAACTTCCATACGTTGTAACACTTGAAGAAAATTCTAGAGAAGTTTTATCAATCAAAAGAAATTATGAAGTAGGTGATCCACTAAGAAAAAAAGTAGATTACTTCGTGCACTTTAAATTTTTACCAGGACTTGGTTTCTATGGTTTTGGTTTAATACATATGATTGGTGGATTATCAAGAACAGCTACGGCTGCATTACGACAACTATTAGACGCAGGAACTTTATCTAACTTACCTGCAGGATTTAAACAAAGAGGTATTAGAATTAGAGATGACGCTCAAAGCATTCAACCAGGAGAATTTAGAGA